CTTCTCAAACGGTGGTCGTGAACTCTACGTCAAGCGTATTCTTCACTCTGATGCAGCAGCAGCAACTATTGACATCGTAACATCAGGAGATGCAACTGTAGCAACAGTGACATCAAAGAATGCTGGCGCTGACGGAAACAACCTCCGTGTTGTTCTATCAGCAGGTTCAGTATCAGGAACATACACACTAACTCTCTACAAGGAAGCAGGAGTCTCTGGCATTATTGCTGACGACATCCTTCTTGAACGTTACGAGAACGTTGTGTTTGCTGATGCAACATCATCAGATTATGCAGAGACAGTCATTAACTTGGTATCACCAAACATCACAATCTCTGCCAGCGCTGGTGGCACACCAGTAGCAGCAACATACCCACTAGCAGGTGGCGCTAACGGTACAGCCGTTGCATCAACTGACTACACTTCTTACAAGGGTCGTGGGACTTCAGTATTTGAAGACTTCACATCTCTTGACCGTCCACTCGTTATCTTCCTCCCAACAGTGAATGCTCTTGCATCTGGCGTTGTTGCAGTGTTTGACGCAGCAACTTCGTGGTCAGAAGATAACAACGGCTTTGTGGTTATCGACACAGACCCAGACCTTACAGTTGCAAGCGCAGTTACATTTGCTGGTTCTCTTACAGATACAAGCAACGCTGCTGTGTATTATCCACACCTATACATCGCTGACCCACTAGGTCGTGGTGCGGGTGCTCTTCGTAAGATTGGTCCAGCAGGTTCTGTTGCTGGTCTTTATCTTTCAACAGATGCAAGCCGTGGAGTTTTTAAATCTCCAGCAGGTATTGGAAGCACAATCCAAGGTGTTGTCGCTGTAGAGAAGGCTTTTACATCTGCAGAACTAGACACAATGAACTCAAGCACATCACCAGTTAACCCAATCCGTCAGATTCCTGGCGCTGGTTTGGCTGTTATGGGTGCTCGTACACTTAAGCAAGACGGCACAGCAAACAAGTATGTCAACATGCGCCGTTCACTTATCTACATTCGCAAGAACCTCAAGAACCTCACAGAGTTTGCAATCTTTGAAAACAATGATGAGCGCCTTTGGGCACAGTTGCGTAACAACCTTACCGTATTCCTTAACGAGTACCGTAACCAAGGCGGACTCCGTGGTGCTACACCTGCAGCAGCATTTTTTGTAAAGTGCGATGCAGAAAACAATAGCGCTCAGGCAATTGCCAATGGTGAAGTTCACATCCAAGTTGGTGTGGCTCTCCAGTATCCAGCAGAGTTCATCGTCATCGACCTCAGCCAAAAGACGCTGAACTAACCCGAAGGAGAAAGTAGACAATGGCAACAGTTATTAACAATCGGTCAAATCTTATTACCGACCCAATCAGAAACTTCCGTTTCTTGGTTACATTCATTCCACAAGACACCACAAACACAACACTGTCAGCATTAAAGACAGCAACATTTGGCTTTACTTCTGTATCGGGTATGGCGGTTACAACTGACTCTATCCCTTACCGTGAAGGTGGATACAACACGACAGTTCACCAGATTCCTGGTCAGACTTCGTTCACACCAATCACACTACAGCGTGGTGTAATTCTTGGTACTTCTCAAAACTATGAATGGATGCGTAATCTATTTGCAACTGTTTCTGCTAACGGCACAACCCGTGCTAAGGACCAGAACTTCCGTTGCGACTTGGAAATTCAAGTTCTATCACATCCAATTCCAAAGGCTGGACCAGAAGATACTTCTGCAGCACAGTCTGACCACGTAGCAATGCGCTTTCACGTATACAACTGCTGGCCAACATCAGTTGCTTACTCTGACCTCAATGCTGGTGACAATGCCTTGTTCGTAGAACAAATGACACTTGTCCACGAAGGCTTTGACGTTAACTGGTCAGAACCAAACCTTACTGGTAAAGGTGCAGCAGAGTTTTAAACCCCTCTAATTAAAGGAATAACATGACGAATACAATTAGTGCAGCGGCTAATCCCGCATTGGCAAACAACATCATTGAAAAGGCTATGGCTGAGAAGCCAGCGCCTGCAGAAGTAAAAATTACTCCTCCTTCAAATAACGTAGTGACACTTCCTGGCGGCTTTATTACAGCCGCTGGGGAGGTCATTACGGAAGCAGAAGTAAGAGAATTAACTGGAGCAGACGAGGAAGCAATTGCTCGTGCTTCAAATATTGGCAAAGCAATTTTGACTATCCTTAGCCGAGGAACAGTCAGAGTTGGAGACCAAAAGGCAGATGACAAAGTTCTTGACCAAATGCTTTCAGGAGACCGTGATGCTCTTATTCTTGGTATCTTCAAAGCAACTTTTGGTAAAGAAACCGAAGTACCTGCTTTTTGTGGTGGTTGTGAAGAAATCAAAACCATTGGTCTTGACCTTAATACAGACATTAAGACTAAGGTCTTGTTGGACCCAGTTAACGACCGAGTGTTTACTGTAGAAGGAAAGAACAAGGTCTATACAGTTCAACTGCCTACTGGTCTTGCACAAAAAGACATGATTAATAACTCGGATAAAAGTTCGGCCGAATTAAACACCATCATGTTAGAACACACTGTTCTTCAAATTGATGGTTCACCAGTACTTAGCAAGTTGCAAGTACAAAACCTCGGTCTAACAGACCGTCGAAAAATTATTGATGAAATCAATGCAAGAGTCTCAGGACCGCAGTTTGATGAGATTTCTATTACCTGCCCAGACTGCGAAAGTGAGGTAAGGGTACCAATTAATTTTGGAACCTTATTTCGAATCTAAATCAACGCCGTACACGCATTTAGTTGCGGAGTGGTCATCGTTAACAACCTCCTTTAGGGGGTGGACGTTAACAGAAATAAAAGAGTTGTCACCAAGAGAAAGAAAGAACTGGCTAGAAGTAGCCAAGTTTATTAGCAGAAAGGACTGAGCATATGAGCATGGTAGGCAAGATTCAGTCCTTGACTGGTGGTGTCGACAAACTTACAAAGAGTGCTGATGCGCTTCTTCTTAAGTTAACTAAGATTAATGAAGTTGCTGGAAAAAGTATTCACAGTGCTAATCAGGCTATTAATACAACTGGCGGTTCTCTTAACTTAACTCAAGGCACCAAGGTACCTCTTGGTACTGATAATGCCCGCATGCCTGTAACAGCGCAACAGGTTGCTGGTGGAAATGTCTTGTCTGGAAGCATGGGCAATTTCTCATACATCCCTAAAACTGCAACAGTAATGGGTAACGCTGCTCTTAGCATGGGTGCCTCTGCTATTAATGCTGGCTTTGGTGCTATTCCTGACCTTGGCACAACCATGCAAAATCAACTTGGTTACTACCAGGCTGCTCTTAAATCTCCAGGAATTAGCCGAATGGCTTTAGAACGTTCCACTATCAAATCAATGAATGGTGGATTCTCTAGCACACTCGGTGGTTCTATTACCGCTAGTACTTTAGCCTCTGCAGGTTTTTCTCCAGGAAATGCAAACTATCGACAGGCTGTTGGTGAAGTTGGAAACGCTTACAACATGCTTGGTATGGATAACCAAACAGCAGCAGCATCCGTTGCCAGCATGCATAGCGGAGCAATGGGTGCCAACCTCTTCCAATATGGAATTACTACTTATAATCCTAAAACTGGAAAAGATAAAACAACAGGGCAAATGGCTAGAGAACTTATGAATGTTATGGGTGCTAGCGGTGCAACAACAGAACAAGTTCGTCAGTCATATCAAAAGGGTGCACTAGGTGCCAACCTTTCAACGATGGGGTTTGACCCAGCAACACAGTCAAGACTCTATCAAGCCATGATTGACATTTCATCTGGTAAAAATCCTGATTCAACAAAGGCCAATAAAGGAAACGACAACACAGCGCTAACAGCCGCTGGTCGTATGAATGCTGCTCAAGCAAAAACTATGACGAGTGTTGAAACAAGTATGACTAAAGGTTTTGAACATGCTGCAGATGCTGTTGAAGCATTTAATAGAGCGTTAACTGGAGCACTTGGTCCACTAACACAACTTGCTGCACAAGCACAGGGGTTTGTTGGTGGTGTCAAAGGAACCAATGCTGGACCTGCTTTAAAAGGTGGAACAAATATTCTTAAAAAAGTAGCGGGTGTGGGACTTCTTGCTGCGGCTGGTGGTATGGAAGTTTTTACAGCAGGTGGTGCGACGCCTCTTGCTGTTGCTGGAGCGGCTCTTGGTTTAGGGTTAATAAATGGCGGCGGCTCTAACGGTTACGGTGCATCTTTTGGTCGTGGCGGAGGACGCGGTGGTTCTGCTCCAGTACAGGCTGGAGTAAGTGCTGCGTATGGCGCTCAAGATTCTTCAGGAATTTGGGCATCAACAAATAACCAACACACAGGAACGGATTACAACGTACCAATAGGAACACCAGTAACAGCAGCAATGGCTGGTGTTGTTTCCAGTACCGACTTAGGTGCTGATTACGGTATGGCTATTATGGTTGACCATCCTGGTGGATACCAAACAATTTATGCTCACCTTAGTGAGAAGGACGCCAAAGTTGGACAGACAGTTGCTAAAGGTCAGCGCCTCGGTAAATCTGGAGACAGCGGCAACTCTACTGGTGCTCACCTGCACTTTGAAGTCCGCAAAGGAAAAAACAACCCAGTAAACCCAGATAGTCTTCTTGGTGGAAGTAACGATACTCTTAATCCATACTTTGCCACTATCCTTCCAACACAAGGAGATGTAACGGGTTCGTCAGCATCAACTCCAACATCTACCTCAACATCTAGCGGTGGTGCATACTTAAAAGCAACACCAGGTGCAGGCGCTCCCAATGGAGATGCTGTGGCTATGCAACAATGGCTTGTGCAACAAGGCA